TTCTGATTGAGAATTAGCTGCTATCTCTGCATCAGTAAACTCAGGGGCAGGGGTGTTACCTTCGGCTATCCATGCAAGTACGGCAGCGCAGTCTCGGTTAGCAGGGTCGTTGGGTATTGTCCTGTTCCCGTTAATTAGCCAACCAGAGTCATTAAGTTTGCAGGAGGTTATCCATTCTGTTTGATTTTCCATATTAAAACTCCGCATCTATATCTATGTGATTAGTACCACCTGAGTGTACCCAACAAGCATCTCCTGCTGTGTGACCTGCCCCACCAGTGCTACGAAATCTAAAGTTATTTTTGGAAATAGTAGAGGCTGTTACACCCATTGTTCCGTGGTTAGAAGGGTAATCAGCAGTAGCATTAAGAAAAGAGAATCCAGCTTCTGAACATGCTGGCATAGTGACAGAGGGGGTAGCTCGTTTTTCCGTAAAATTAACAGCAGCCGCACAGTGTTGGGCAGCATACGCCAGACCTACAGTGACAACTGCTGAACTTGTAAAAGACCTCCTCTCAAAGTACCTCTGACACAACGCCAACTCTGCACCATAGCTGCGGTATTCAAAATTAGTAGCTACTGAGCCATGTTCTACTTGAACAAAGGCCATTTCAAAATAATGACCATTAGCAATGGCTACGTTACCCGTACCTGCTGCTTGTATTCCTGCGTATAAATATATGTCTCCTGAGTTAGCAGCACAGGTAACTGTACCTTTTAATAACTCAAATGCACCACCGCCTGTGTGTTGATTACTACTAGTTTGTATGTTCGCCCCATTTTGATGAATAATAATTCTGGAACTTGCGCTGTTAGATTTTACCCATGCACTGAAAGTTATTGTTTGTGACACAAAAGGCTGAATAGCTTCTATTCGCTGTACACTTTCTACACGCCCGTTACTACCAGCAGTTGCAGTAAGCAACATTGTGTTTGTTACTTTTCCATCTACTGTTTGTGCTATTTTGTGAGTTACTGTGCCAGAGATATTGTTGTGTTTAGACTTAAATCTATCCAAATGGAACACGGAAGATGTAGTCAATGCCGTAGCACTTGTAAATGCACCACGTTGGGATACTTGAAAATCACCATTAATAATCCAGTTCTTATTAACGCCATTAATACCCAGAGAATCAATGTCAGCCTTGGTTTGGTCTGCTGTAGCACCAACCTCGACTGTGCTGAGAGCCGATATATTTCTTGCCTTGCTCATCCTGCAATCTCCATTAGGGTTATCTGCGTTTCGCTACTAGCTTGGTTAAATTGAGTACCAGCAGTATTGTGCGCAGATACCTGAACTTTATATGTAATAGCAGAAGTTGTAGAAGGAGAGTCTAAATGCGACTGAGGTACTGTTAGTCTTATGTCTCCCGTATTTCCATCTCCGTAAGTCCTATAATTTGTTCCTTCTGTGTACACTGCTGTAGAGTTGCGTAGTAGTTTGCAACCCCAACCTCTAGTTGAGCCATTTGTCAAAGCAGCGTGAGTAGTCCACGCAATTAATATTTTGTTTGATGTAGATGAAGGGGTAATAGAAGCACTTAAACCCGAGTCTGTGTAAGCTGTTGTGGATATTATTGTTTGAGTTGAATAAACCCCTTGAACCACTTGCAACACTGAGCCAGCAGGTAACTTGGCTGCTGTAATAGCATTGGCTGCAAAATCCGCAGTACCTATACTTCCATCCTGTACCTGACTAACACCGCCAGAACCCGTTATAGTTGTAGTCATATTATCTACTCCTATGGCTTTGGTATGGCTACTTTGATTGCAGCAATAGCATCGTGCCAAGTTGTCGTTGAGTTAACTAAATCGTCAAAACGCATTTCGTCTTGATTCAATTTGTCATATTCAACTTTACGTGAACGAGCGTATGCTGCTGCATCAAAGGCTGCTTGTAATTCAACAATCTTAGCTGCGATTGCTACGGCTGTTGGTTCTGTTTGGGAAGAGTCCAACCATTCTAATTCATCTCCACGGAGTACCCATTCTGCATTTGGAGTTAGGGCTTGTAGTGCATCTGCTGTGTTCATTATTTGTTATCCTTTGATTTCGGTAAGTGTGAGAGTCAATACTTGATTGTTTTCATGAAAATAAACATTTCTACCACCAACCCGTGACTTGTAAAATATTTGGTATGTTGGATTTATAGCACTTGGAGTGTCTAGTACGCTCATGCTGTGTGGCGTAGAGTTCAATGTTGTATTATTGTAGACTTGAGTAAATCCGTTGATAGTGCCTGAAAGGTCTTTTGACGAACTATATGTTGTACTACTTTGCCTGCATATTGTTGACATCACTCCCCCGTGAAAAGCATCACAGTATTGCATCCCCCCACTAACAGAAATTAATACTTTGTTGGATGATGATGACAAAGTTATAGCAAGAGATACCCCAGTAGATTGATAGGACGAACTAGTTGTAGCAGTGTTTCCGGGATTAACTTTACTGCTAATAACTTGCAACACTGAGCCACTAGGCATACTAGCACTCGTCATACCACTTAACTGGTTGGTCAATGCAATCGTGCCACTGCCTGAGACTGTTTCAAGGACATCTGTTTTTAGTTTAGAAGTCATCCTGCCACCTCTGTTATTTTAAGTATTGGTTTAGCGTAGCCCAGTTGGGTGTTATTAGATTCGTTTGCAAAATAATACTTAGCACCTGACCCACCTTCATTTTTAGCAAAGAATCCATACGTTCTAGCAGTAGTGTTTGATGCCGTTGTGACTACTTGTATATTCATGTTGTCACAGTCATTACTATCACTATGCTGTTGCCTCGCTGAACCATGCACACCATGCCTATTTCCAGAAGTAGATAACTCAATGTCTGCACTATTCGTAATATCATAAAGTTTAAAATGAGTAATATTGCTAGTATTATTACCCCCAAACATAAATGAACATTCAATAATTAATGTACTGTTGGCAAACTTAGGTGTAAAAGCAATGCGCAATGTACTACTTGCTTCTGTCCAACTTGCTGAGGATAAAGTAACATTGCCAACATTTGGCATTACTGTTGCTACTTGTAAAATTGACCCTGCTGGCATCTTGGTTGTGCCTTGTGAATGAAGGTCAAGTGTCTTACCTGCTGCAATCTTTATCACCTCGCCCGTAGGCGCAGATATTTCTTTGACTGTTAATGTACTCATACTATGCTCCAGTTTCCTGAGTTACCGATGGTAATCGTGTGTCCATCAGCAATAGTGATGGGGCCAGCAGACATACCATTGGTATTGATTGTAATTGACTCGGATATAACGGCAGCATTGGTTCTTATAACAGATGCAGTTCCCAGTGACGGGCCTCCAGAGGATGCTCCTATCGGCTTAAACCTAGCGTCAGAAGCAGTCTTGGTATACACATCAGCAATAGCAAACGTGCCAAACGCATGGATAAATACTACGTCACCTACAGAAGCAGCCACTGCTAATACAACAGCAGAGCCGTTAGTCGCTGTGTAGTCTGCGGTGTCTAAACGAATACCATTGAGATATACCTGAACAAAGCCAGCATCATATGTTGCGGCAAAGCTGGTCTGCCCTGCTGTCGCTGTATGTTGAACACTGTTTTGCACACCATTGACTGAGGAACCAGCGTTGGCAAATGCAGAGCCATTGTAAACTTTCATGGTGCTTGCTGATGTATCAAACCAAAGTAGTCCAGTAGATGGTGACGCTGGAGCATTAGCCTGTGACACATACTTACCATTAAAGGAAGTCAATGAAGCGGCTGCGTTGTTAGCAGATGTAGAGGCGTTAGTCGCATTGGTTGTTGTTGCAGAAGCTTTTGCTGTCACATCAATGCGGTCTAGTGCGGTCTGCACCTTATCCGCTTCAGCCAACACAACATCTGCGTTTGTAAGAACTAGGTCTGCTGCAACTGCTGCCCTGTCCACACCTGTTTGAACTTTATCAGCTTCAGCCAAAACGACATCTGCATGAGTAAGGACTACATCTTGGTTTGTTAAAACTAAACTAGCTGCTGCTGCGTTTTTAGAAGCGAGAGCAGAGGTTGCAGAAGAAGAAGCTTCAGCAGCCTTGGTAGTTGCAATGCTTACCTGTGATGTACTGGCAGTCTCTACCCAGTTCTTAGTGGCAGCATCTTGTGCTGAAGTTGGGTCAGCTACATTTTTAATGCGCTTAGTTGTTGCATCGTAAGTCTGGTCGAAGGCTAAGGGAAGTGCAGTGTCAGAAGCATCGAAAGCTTCTTGTGTTAGTTGGAATAGTTGATTGCTATCACCATCAAGTGCGGCTTCTGTCAATACAGCACCATCTTGAAAATCAACAACTCTAGCTGTGCGTGAAGATGTTCTGCGAACTTCTACAATTGCGCCAGAGGCTGGTGCTACTGTTGTCTGGACTCTTGCTGAGTCTAGGAATATAAAGGTGACAGCAACATTATTAACTTTGACACTAACGTCTGCCTGTTGCAGGTAGGTAAAAGTTAAGTTAAATATTCTATTGCTGCCATTGCCTGTGTATGTCACAAAGGATAAGGCCATATTATTTCTCTATGGTTTAAATAGGGGGTAAAAGAAACCCCTCGATTGAGGGGCTTATTGGGGGTTACTGATTGTCGGTTTCTTCTTTACGTAGTGCGTAATCATCGACCACAGCTTTAAAGGTATATGACTCAGCCATAAGCTGTTCCTTTGCTTGAAGTCTGTAGCGTTGAATTATCCGACTAAGACGCTTTGCCTTTGGTGACTTTATATCTATGTACAAAGGGTCACCCAAGGTATTGTAGTCAGCAGAATCAATTTCATTAGCTAAAGCATCGTGAAGATTAATTCCGTACATGTCAGTTTGTTGTGCCAATATTTCCATGTACATTGCGTAGATAGAATCACCTGTATCTTCATCCTTCATCTTCTGAAAGTCAGCTTTAGGAATGCCTAGATTTTTAGCAGGTTCTCTAAATGACCCTGCTGTATCTTGACTCGTGGAAAGGCGTTCTATTTCTTCATCAACGAAAGTAGCGTTCTTAGTCGTTATCTTAAATGGCGACCAACGATAGTCAGCTTTTTCCAGTTCTCTTCCTAAGTAATCATACTTCTGTGGAAGCTCCTCTGAAAATCCTGGCAATCCCTTTTTAAGTTTATCCAGCGTTGTGTAAGCAACTCTTTGGGCCTCATCAGTGTTCATTTGTCTTAACACATTAGGTGAAAAGGATAAGGCAAAAGCACTCAAATAATCCTCTGCTCCATCATCCTGATTAAACACTTTCAGTATCTCTTCAAAGGATTCAAAGTAGGTCTTAGACAGTAGGTTGTTTACCAACGAATGGACTGTAAGATTCATGTACTCAGCTACGGCATCTTCGCCATACTTAGTCATGTCTTTCCTATAACCATAGTTAACATCAGCAACGATACCCATCAAAGTAGCGAAGGGTTCATACTTAGCATAAGAAACCCACTTGCCATTAGGCATCTTGATTGAATAAGGCTCATGGTCTTTTAACCATAAGGCTCTTACAGCGTAGTCTTTTGGGCCAGCACCTGTTAATCCATCAGTGTCAGCAGCCATCCAAATTACACTAGCACCTGCTAAACCAATCATTTTACGAGCTTGTAGCTTGCGAAACTCCATCGGGTTTGTATGGCGGTTACGAACAATGTCAGCTTGCTGCTTGTTCATAAAACCTAAGCCACCTGTAGGAACAAACTCCAGCCCGTGGTTAACAATTGCAAAGGGTGTACGTGGAAAAGGAAACGCTATGAAACGCCCTAAGCCACCACTAGCATCTGCAAGGTTACCCACTGTTTTAGCGAAGATACCTGATTGCTCATTGGTGTAAGTCATGCGTCTTACATCTTCAAGGTAGTCCTTGTTTATTAACCTGCCATTTTTATCAAATGAACTGGCTATATAGTCTTCAACTGATTTCTTAAATTCAGGTGAACCATCCTTCAATCCCTGTTGTGTTGCTTTAACTACACCATCTGCATAAGCCAAAGATTTTGAGCGTAGGAATTTTACCTGCTCGTCTAAGAACCTTAAAACATGATGTGGATAGTGAAGGACACTGGCAGTCTTTTTAAGTAATGAACGCTTAGGAGCCGTTTTGCCTTCGGGTATTTTATCACCCGCAACATTCTGGCCACCTACCTGCTCTCGTTTTACGTAAGGGTCTATTTTATGTTCACCAGAACGCAATGCTCTAAATGCTTCTCCAAGAGATTCAGTTAGGAACATCCTGTAACCAGAGTAAGTAGCCAGCGCACGTTTTCTCACTAATGAGTCAGCTTTTGTAGGCAAAGGATGCCCAAGTATTTCAACTAATGGCGTACCAATAAGGTTCGTATAGTTAGACAAAGCAGCAGCGAGTAGTGTGGACATGGCTGACAGCATGGAAGTAGAACGTATCTTGTTCAGTTCATCCATCGCTTGTCTAATAGCCTTGCGATTAACAGCAGTTCTTAAATTTCTAGCAGTTGGTATTTTGCCATCAGCTATAGCTTTTGTAACTCGGTCAGCAATCGCTTGGGCAGCTTTTGCACCCTGACTAATGTCTAGGTCAGACAACAAATCTTTAATCGGTTTAACTGTAACTCTGCGGCTTCCTAATAGACGACTTGAACCAGCACTAAGTAGTGCATCCATTTTACCAACCTCGTCAAGAAGTGCTGCCTTAGCAAGTAGTTCATGTTGTTGAATTGGTGTTATGTTTTTCTCCATTTGAAGCTTTGTTAATGCAACAACTTCGTCAGCCAGAGTAGCCTGTAAATCACCGACAGAAACCATCCTAGCTTCTATGTCATTCAGCTTTTCAATGTCATCTTTAGCTTCATCCAAGAATGCCTTCGCATTAAAGCCAGTATCCTCACGAAGTTTATTCATGGTTTTAGTGGCATTAGTACGCACTGCCTTTAAAGTACGGACACCTTCTCGGTTACCATCATCCAAGACAAATCTTCGTTCTTTATATTCCTTAGCACGTTCTTCTATGAGTTCCTTAACATCATCTGTTGTCTCAATACGGCTAGTATTAACAGCAGGTTTCTTTGGGTCATAGTTCTTGGGCGGGTTGTAAGGCAATTCACCAGCGTCATCAAGAAGGTCTGTGAATGATAAATCGAAAGGTTCATCCACATCATCAACAAGTTCATCCACCAGCTTTGGGGCATCAGGAATCGCTTCACCAACGACTTCTTCAACAGTCTCTTCAACGACTTCATCAACGACTTCATCAGCTTGATTAGGTGCATCAGGCGTTGTGTTGTTGCGTCCAATAAACTTACTCAGACCCCACGTCAAACCACCAGCACCAACAGCAGTTAAGACACCAGTGCCAGTGCTTAGTAAACGATTGTTTTCTGAGAAGTCACCAGAGTTTTGGATAGCCTGTTGGAACTCAGAGTCAGCAACACCATAGGTAAAGCCCTCAGCAGCCGCAATAGACGTGGCTGTTTTAGTAGTGCTTTGGTTGGCCAAGCCTTTTAGCATAGCTGCCGCACCAGCTTTCATTGGTATCTTAGATAGAGCGTTTAATACAAAACCAAAACCAGCATATGTGGTTGGGTCTGACGCTACACCTTCAACTGCTCGTTCAACAGTCTTCATTGAAGTAGGTAACTGTTCGTACATGCTCATGCTACGAATCATTGCTTGTTGTTCTTCGTCTGACCAATCACTGATGTCAAAGGCAAGCTTACCTGTACGAACTAAGTTCCAGCGTATACGGCCTATCTCATTAATAGCCTCTTTAACGATAGCATCAGTTTCTGGCATAGGCTGTTCTTGGCTATCAAGACGTGCCATTTCAGATTGTATTTCATCAAGGCCGACTGTGGGTTTTCCAAGGGCCATGTTGCCTTGAAAACCTTCCAAGTATTCCTGTGACCTACTCTTCATCTCAGGGCCATCAATATAGCCTTTTTGAAATAAAGTCATCGCGTCTTCGCGGAATTGCTCAGAGTTAAACATCGACTCTTCAGTGACTTCCTCAACAGGTTCAGGTTCTACATAAGTACCACTACTAATTCCATAAGGGTCATTGTATTCTGACTCAGCAGGGTCTGAAGATGTGGTTGCTCCGTTACCACTAAGATTGTATGGGTCTGCATAGTCAACCATTAGAAGTCTCCTTTATGTGCTTCCATCCAAACATGTGCGCCACCCTTCTCAAACTCATTTAACATTTCAATAATTGGACGAATACCACCGCCAAACTTTTCGGGAAAATCAATCTTTTGGAACGGATTTGCATATAGCATTTCTGTAATAAATGATGGTTCTGCTGCGAGCATTGTTTCAATGTCTTCAAGGTCTGGATTGAAACCGAAAGCTTGTTTACCTTTAGCCCATTTTGTAGCTTGACGTATACCCTTATTACGGGCTGCTTCGTTTGCAATTTCGTCAGTATCAACGTCTGCAATTTTCTTTAATTCAACACCAAGGTCTTTCAGCATTCTAGTGACTTGAGTTTGATTAGGGTCATCAGTGTTTTCGTCATACCACTCAGTGACTGCTTGTCTAAAGCCTTCATCAAAAGCATTTTCTAAGTTAGCTGCGCGAGTTCGTGTAGCATTAGATTGGCTTGGGGAAACACCCACAATAGATTCAACAAATCGTGTCCTAGCAGTAGTCACTTCTGGTTTCTGACCTAGAGGTGCGACTTGATTGGATTGCTGAACTTTTAACATCAGGTCGGCAACCTGACTTGGGTGAATAAGACCTAGTGCCGCATCTGTCAGGATGTCATCAATTTTAACCCTTTTGGCAGGGTGATAAGTTTGCTTATAGATGTCACCCAATATCTGGTTATATTGGATTGTATGGTCTTGAGTCACTGGTTTGTTTTGTAAGGCTAAGGCGTTTGATTCAAAGCTTTCTAGTGTGGATAGTTGCCCACCACTTTTAACATAGGCACTTTTTAGAGCGTCAGGTATTCCAGCAGTTGGGTCTTTAATCAACATGGTCTGGATGGTAGTAGCTGTATCTTCTTTTAGCTTATCTTGCTCTCTTTCATTTGCAATGTAGGCTCTTTCTTGTTTCCTATAATCATCATCAGAACGAGTTTGAATCGCCCTTTCAACCATGATGATGCCTTCAAGACGAGTTGGGTCTTTGCCTTTAGGCCCAGTGATATATGGGTGTGAATTGATGAGTTTAAGGACATTAGAGTTACCACCTTCTGGTGTTGTGTAGAAGGCTACAAGGCTCTTAAAAGATGCTTCACTAGCTGCACCTCGCGTCATGCCACCAACAGAAGATATGTTTTGTATTCTATTTTCTATATCAGCAGATGCAGCTTCAAGAGTCATTGACCCACTTGCTAATGCAAGGGCTGTAGTTCCTACTGAAGTAGAAAATTCAACACCAAGACTTTCCCTTGTGCGGCCATCAACATATTGACGATTCTGTGCACGTAAGTTGTGGCTAGCTTCAGCGAATACGCCAGAAGCACCTGCCATCATATAACGATTACCTTTAAAGTCTTCAACACCTTGAGCAAAGCCTTCACGAAGAAAACTTTCAAAGTCAGCACCTGTATCGTCAAACCCATCTCTTCGTTTTTGCCAATCACTTGTTAGCTTCGATACCAATGCACTTGCATGGTTCTTGCCTCGTATTTCATTGAGGTAGGCCATAACAGCAGGTGATTCTTGAGCATAGGCTTCATTGTTATGGAGAGCGTCTACGTTACCTGCATCCAAAGATTCACTCAAAGCCAACTCTTCAGCAGTAATTTTTGCTTCTACGTTTCTCTGCTTGTTAAGTGTTCCAGCAAGTCTCTCAAGACCCTGTGCTATGCCAGAATTGTTTGCTTCAGGTCGGACGTAAAAGTCCCCTGCCGAAGCCGCAGGGCGAAGTGCTGTCACCTCGATGCCAGTATTTGTCGCCATTTTAATTCCTTAAATATTAATCAGGGTATTGACCATCGCCTACTTGATAGTAAGCGTTGCCAATATCTAAGCCTGTAGCCAGTAAGCTGGGTGCGCGCTTTCTGCGACCATTAGATTGGACTCGCAAACCCTCTAGCTCGTACTGCGTTTGCTGCAATTGGTTTGAAAAGTTTCTATCAATGTTGTTCTTGTTTCGGGCTTCCACTGCTTTCTTGTCACGGATTATTCTTTCAACAATTGAACCACTCATGCCTTCAACTGAAGCTGTATAACTAGCTTGTGCCTCACGTGCTGCGATAGTGTCTCGGAAGAGTTTGTCTGATGCAGCTTCTTGATTTTGCAGAGTTGATAAATTGCTCTGTCTTGTTTGCTGCATGTAGTTAGCACGTGTAGCTGTGTTCTGTGCAGTAGCTTGTTGCTGCTTTTCTCCGTGAGCAATCACGGCACTTCCAACAGCTAAAATAGTCATCGGGTCGCACATTTTATTTTACCTTTACAAATTCATAGAATGGTTGTTTGCCCACTCCATAGTCAGGAATAAGGCGAACCATTGTGAAGCCCATCCATTGAAGCCAACGGATAGCTTTGGGATTCTCTGAGTGGACATAATTAAACAAGAGGTCGTAGTCTTTATGAATAAACTCCAACCACATCTTGCACTCAGTAGTGAGCTTTCTAGTGTGTTTGTAGATGCCATTACTGCCTAGCATCCAAGGCACTCCAACAGAATCCTGGGGGGAAGCTACTACGCCAAACATAAGCACAGCAGCATCAGTTTTATCAGCCAAGACATAAGCATTTACTGAACCTTTTAGGGACAGAGTTAATGCAGTTACAGGGCCAAGACCACAGGAAGCTTTCAACTCTTTCTTGTCAGCTTCCCTCAAGCGTGGGCCTAAGTTATTACAGTCATTAATGGTTGCTAGACGTACCTTAGCTTCCATTAAATTCTCCCAGACTTAGTTGTGTAGAAACCCTTCCATTCAGCAGATTGAAAACTAGACGGGTAAGGTGTGCTGTTATTTACTGTAATAGCGATGCGGTCATTCTTAGATAGCACAGGGAATTTAAACTCTCCTGTGACTTCAGCAACAGTTCCCAAAGTTAGTAGCCCTAAAGAAGGCCCACTGAAGGTATAGGAGTGCGACTGCCCACTGTTTGTTAAAGTAGTCACGTCAAACATTCCTGTGTCTTTGTAGAGGAGCTTAAAGTTTCTTAACTGCAAACGACCAGAGGTATCTGTCACCTGACTACCACCTAAACCATTAGTCTTTTTGTACTGAGTAGAAAACGTATAGGACATGGTGTATGGATAACCTACAAAACTTTGACCATCAACAGTGAAAGTTGCTTGGTTAGTAGCTGGACTAGAACCAGCAGCAAGACTATCCATATAAACCATCTTTCCAGAAGTAGTGACTTCGGGATTCTCTTGCAATTGCATCTTTTCAAGGATGATTGAAGTTCCCCTCTGCATTAAAAAGAAAGCAGTGGATTCAATAACTGATATGTTTAGTATCCGACTAGTGTGTGGAAACTCCCACTTAGACCAAGACATTTGAAGAGTTTGGCCATCGCGTCTAAGGTACTTATAAACGTAACAAGTAGGCGTAGTGTGAGTGCCGTTAGTCAACATAAACAGCATGTCTTCGTTTGTACTCGTCACCAATGCAGTAGCACTTCCTTTTATATAACGAGGGACATTGAGGGTCGCATCAACAGCAACATTAGACGAAGTGTCTGCTTGCACGAAGAATTCCCGAACACCTGCGTAACCTTCACGATTAGTGGCGAAGTAAACATACTCACCAGCACCAATAGGACTTGCTTGTAGACTAGATTCATATTCAGTGGTCTGATTTATGGACACAGTAGCTGGAGTCAAAGAGTCACCTGCACTCAACATAAACTGAGTTTGGTCAGAGAACAGAAGCAATGTCTCGTTAAATGGAATCGCGTGGCGAAGAATAGATACTTTAGTGTGGCTCACTGCCACATCAATAGGGTCTGTGTCTAACACAGTGGTGACTGTCTCAGGGTAAAACTTAAAGTAGTCCCCTGACCGACTCAGGATTACATTCTCATCTGAAATGAAACCCAAACGATTTCTATGGAAGAACACATCATTTATTTTTTTACCAATAAAACTTGGGTCTGGTGAAGAATCAAAATCACCAACAGTTCGCCCTTCCCACGCATTGTTAGTAAATGTGAATGTGCCATTAGCTTCTCTCACTAGCTTCCAAGGAAGAGTTGTGGCTGTCACTGTAGTGTCATGTGTCTGCCGAACAGTCTCTTCCCAATAGCCTTGAGAGTCACTACCAGTAATATATTTAACGTAGTAATTATCTGCATCTGAAGTTTCATCGCCATTGACTTTGATTTCAAAATTTTGAAACGCACGGGGAGGCAAATCAGAGAAATTTTGAACTGTCTTTCTAACACCAATAAGAGCTTGGTTGCCTGATGAATCCTCAGTATTTAACGTAAAGTCTGCTCCAGTTAATCTTGATATTCTTATAGTAGAACCAGTACGAGCCATAGCATATAAAGAGCCATTAGCATTTAAATTAGAATTTAACTGGGACTGTAATTGCTGTGCAATGTGGTCAGTCTGCAATGTGGCTTTATCAGTCGCACTTGTTGTATATGCGGCTTTTTGCTGGCCGTCTATAAATACCCTGTAGACGCTTGCATAGTTACCTTGCTTAACATAAACAAGAGCATTTGAAGTTTCAGTCGTATATTGGCTTGCTGTGACAGATGTAGTAATAGACTTGTTTAGTACAAAAGTATGGTCAGCAACAGTGACTGCTTTAAAGTCAGATAATGGATTGCCAGAACTTAGATAGGCATAACCAGCAGGTTTGTTTACTGTCTTTTCTGCACCATTAAAATCAAACACTCTGATGTTGGTATTATCTGCAATGACAATGTAACGCTCAGTAATATCCCGATTAATAACGTGGATAAAATAGTTACCATTCGCTAACGCATTTGTTAGTAGTGTTGCTAAGTATTGTGTTGGTGGTCTTTTACGAAGACCGCTAATGACTGAACTAAATGCGTTGACCTGTTCTTCTGCCTGAGAGTTTAGGCGAACACTGGGGGCTTGTTGTGATACCCCGTTAGCGAGGTTAGGTATTGAGCTAGTTACAAGTGCCATGTCTTACCTCGTTAGAATTCTGGTGACAGAAGAGTTACCTGTCAGAATGTTAAAGTCAGCATTTTCAGAATTGATAAGACGTAGAGAAATTAAAGCTTGGTATTCATCTTCACGATTCATAGCGTGTAAAGAGTCAGAGCCAAGTAATCGGTCTTGTAAAATTCTTGATGCACGGAGTGCTATATAGTTACGTGCCACCTCTGGTATTTCATCAAAGGCAAGCAAAAGAATAATGTTACATTTCACTGATGCTGAAAATGTATAGGTATGGTTTTTGCGGTCATACGCCCGTGTTCCACGCTGAACTAACTCATATGCATCTGATAAATCTGTTGAGTCAATTGATAGTAGATTTGTTGGCAAAGGGATTTGACCATTTATATCTAAGGTCATCGGGTAGTTGTATTCTGTGTTGAAGAACCAGCCCTCCACTTGTACTGCACGACTAACATTTTGCAGTATAGAAAGTGCAGTGATTGCATCTATGGCGGTCATGTTAATCAAGGTATTTACTGGGGCTTCACCAATAGTATTGAGCATGGTATTGACTGCTTCTAGCTCAGTTGTAGGCGTTAGGGACATAGTAGTGAATCCTTAAAAAAGAAAAAAAGGGGAACCGAAGTTCCCCTATAGTGTTCCTAGAATTAGAAACAGATTTATGCCTATGGCAATGCTAATTCAATAGCAGCTTCTGGACGCAAGACTCCATGTCCCATTGCATATTTAGCAACGAACAATGTGCCTTGGCGACGAATGTCGTACTCAGACTCAAGGCCCAAGTCCATTAGCTTAACTGTAGCGACAGCCGACTTGTGGAATACCACAGCCTTAGTCTTACTGAAGTCAGCGTGGTAAGTGTTGCTCTCACCTGTAACTGCTGATTGGTTGCCAGTAGGTAAGTGGTTAGACTTAACAATGGTAATACCAGCGACACGCAATACTTTACCATCTGCATATGCACCAGCACCGCCCCAATCTTTGTTCAAGACAGTAGTGTCTTGTGCAAGCTTGTAGTAGATGGCTGGAGATACAACGGCATAGCGTTCATCTTCTGGAATGTCATCAGCGTCCATAGACTCAGCAGAATCGAACAAAGCTGCTACGATGTTTGCAGAGGTAGTGAAGTTAGCCTTAGTGATTACAGTACCAGCGTTACCACCAGTAATAGTTGTCGCACTACGGGCGGCTTGAACGATTACGCGCAAGATGTTCTTGTCGTATGTGTTAGCCAGTACATTACCCAACTCTTTAGTGTAGGTAGACCGAACTTCATAGTGGTTTTTGGCATCATCAAGCGAGGCGATGAACGCGGGTGCTACCAACAAATCATCGACAGAAATAACCTTCTCTGCTGCCTTGATTGAACCACCCAAGATTTCAGTACCAACTGCGTGGTATGAAGCTGTGGCAGTTCCCATTACTGGGAAAGAGGCAGACTTGCCGTTAGTGATTGTGCGAACAGAATGCAATGGAGCCATTACGTTCTTTTCTTCAAATTGTGTGATTACTTCTCCAGCAAATAGCTTGAGAAATAGGGCATTAGTATCGCCAGCGGCATTGACTTGGCCTAGGCGTGAAACAGTTGCGTTACTCATTTTTAATAGTCCTTAGAAGAGGATTGAAGTTTCAAGTTATGTTCTCTTGAGGCTTCGGCCTTTCCGTGACTTCCACAGTGTTGTCTCCCGCAGGAGCAATGCATTTGTCAGTGGTTTAGCTGTGAGCTTGTAGAGGATGTTTGGGTAGACCTATAGGAAGGCCCACCCGAATAGCTAGATGACGCTGGAACGCGCTAACTTAGCTTCGACTTGCCTACGGAATGCAGGGTCAGTCTTGTATAGAGGGTCACGCATTGCTGCGGTAACCTGTGCCACGCTTTCAAACTTAGTACCAGCATTTGCCGTAGTTTCACCAGAGATTAAGGAAGGGTTACTTCCAGTGTCTGCTTGGTATTGAGCGTGTAGGCCGCGAACAGCCAGTTGAATTTGATTGGGGTCTTGAGAACTCATGACATTGTTGTACGCATTAACTTCAGCCTGTTCAAGGTTATTTGAAGCCCACCGCATTATCTCGCCATAGTTCTCTTCGCCACCCACAGTGCTAAACATGTTAGTACGTAGGCTTGATGCTAACGCTTCTTGCCCTGCAATATAGGAATCAACCACATCACGGGGTATGCCAGACTTACTAATGACCTCATAGGTTTCATCAGATAATTGACCATCCCTGCCGTACTCTACTTGGAGAGCATCGAAGTCTAAACCAGCTTTGTCAGCAACGGCCTTAGCATCTTCATTGGTGGGGATTTCAGTAGGGGTTTCGTCACCTTCAGCTTTACTGATAGCTTGCTCGGTGTCTTTACCGCCTGACATTTTCTTTTCAAGGGCAGCATAAGACTTAGCCATATCTTCTGGGGTCTTAAACTTCTCTGGTAACC